GGTTAAGCATAATAAGACCAAGCGAACCTATCAGTATGGTGAGCGTATGGTGGAGTTCTTTGGGGCTGACGACGAGAAGAAACTCAGGGGGGCAAAGCGTAATATCCTGTACTGCAATGAGGCAAACGAGCTAGAATTTAAGACCCAGTTTTTTCAGTTGTTGATACGAACTGAGGACGATATTTTCATTGACTTCAACCCAGATGATGAGAATGTTTGGATCAATACCGAGTTAGAACAGAAACGTTTCCACGAAATGAAGGACGTTGATGTTATCGTTTCGACATACAAAGACAATACGTTTCTTCCGGCGTCTCTTATTCGTGAGATTGAATACCTTGAAAAGAACGACCCAGAGTTTTGGAAGATATACGGACTTGGTGAGTACGGTAAAATATTCGGTCAGATTTTCACTAACTACGAAGTCGTTGATAAGATACCAGACGGGGCTACATTCGTAGCAAATGGGGGCGACTTTGGGTTCACCAACGACCCTACTGCGATAGTTGAGGTGTATAAGCAAGACGGGCAACTTTGGATAAATGAGCTTGTGTACGAGCGCAAACTAACCAACCCAGACATTGCTAATAGACTCAAAGCAATGGGCAAGGACAGGCAGGAGACTGTATTTGACAGCGCAGAACCAAAGAGCATTCAGGAGTTATCTAATCTAGGGTGCTTCGTTAATGGAGCGTACAAAGGCAAGGATAGCGTAAAGAACTCTATTGACGTTTTGCAGCGGTTCAAACTCAACATTACAGCAAGCAGCATGAACCTATTAAAGGAAATCAGAACGTACAAATGGCTATTGAATAAAGCCGGAGACGGAATCAACACCCCAATTGACTATAACAACCACGCAATAGATGCGCTCCGGTACGTTGCACTAAATAAACTGGCAGAGAATAACTCAGGCAATTACGATATTTTGTAGATTTGAAACCATGAAAGCATCACAATCCACACCCGACAACGGGACAGCGAGAGTAAGGGAGAATAATCCATGCCTATCAGTTTGCGACATGATTAAAGGATTAGAGATTCATGAATTCAAGTGTACTGACCCAAAAGTAATTGCGCGTTGGGTATTGGTTGATGGAAAAATGATAAGAATTCTATGAAATACACTTGGGACAATATCAGTTTAGAGAACTATGCAGCCATTGACGCGCTGAATCGTGGCGGTGCTAAGGACGAAACAATGAGGGCGGTATCGTTGCTTTCGCTTGCGTCCGGTAAGCCTGAATCACACTTTGAGGCGATGGATTTCGTTACGTTATTCAAAGAGATGAGCGACCTAACCGCGTTTTTGGAAAAGCCGATTCAGGAAAAACTAACTCCTGTTTTTTATTGCGGTTCGCGTCGATTCAAACTCACTTGTTTGACAGAGGAGGAGATCAGAGGCAAGCACGTTGAGGCTATTTCACTGCTCAAAATAACCCCTGAGAACATCGCAGAGAACGCCCCTAAGATCATGGCAGCAATCACAGAGGAGGTGTTCACGTTTCGAAAGAAACTATCCTTCGATCAGAAAACAAAACTATTCGCTGAGAAACTTCCGGCATCAATCGGTATGGGTGTTGTGCTTTTTTTTTGGGCAGTATCGAACGAATTGCTACCCGCTATCCTCAGCTATTCCCAAAAGGAAGTCCAGAGCCTGTTGAACAAACAGAAGTAGTACCGGAGTTCAAAGAGAAAAAACCGTCGATGTTTCAGCATTACGGTTACCTCCATATCATGTACGAACTAAGCGGGGAAAACTACCAACAGTTAGACTACTGGAGGGAACAATCCTTTATCTACATTCTCAACTGTCGATGCCATTGGCTTGACTGGCAACAGGAGAAACTGGACGCGCTCCGCAAATAGCTATTTGCCCCACTTTACAGTATTGCCAGTACCGTATTTATATTTATTGCCCATATAAAGATTAAATAAAATCCAAAAAGAGTATGGATAGTACGACCAATAATTCATAATCATCGCCTTGTTGTCAAAGATTATTATTGACGCGTGAATGTATCCGTCTTTCCATTTTTCTGTGAAATGACTCCTGCGATATTCTGCGCATCTTTCCCATTCTCTTTTTTTATACTCTCTTAGAAAGCAAGCGAAACTAGCATATCCATAAGGTGCGTTCTGCGCCTTGTTCTGTGAAATGTGAACACTCCACCCGACTGTCATTATCCCAATGAAGATAAATAGAATAATTGCAAATATTATCATGTTACTTTCTTTTTAGAATCTTAACTGATTTCTTTTCGTATGCGGTTGTCCCCTTTGGGAATGTTGCAACATAGTCCTTAACTTTTCGATTGGATGTACCATTAATCCAGTTGAAAAATTTAATGGAATCGTCATAGTCTGCGATCATTCCGTCCGCAGTTATTTCAAGTTTCTCCGCCAGTAGTGACGGAGAAACTATGTAGGTTCGCTTGCTCATTTGCGCTTAGGTTTACGTGTAGATTTTTCCATTTCTGCTGTAATTCCATAGAAGGGAACGGCTAGAGTGTGTCCGCGCTCATTTTGTTTTGATTGACCATTAGCAACGGCAACACGTTTGCCAACGTTGTTGTGATATTCTTTTGAGATTTTCAAATCTCCTTTGCCTAAAAAAAGATCATTACCAATCTTTTCCAGTTGCTCTTCAACGATGTCGGCTTTGCTTTTTACTTGTGATTTTGGTTTCATTTTGTTTTGGTTTTAGATACTTGTTTAATTATTCGCCCCAACTTAATGTGAGCGCGTTTTATTTTTATTGCGTCTGGTGGGACATAACTTATTCCGACCCTTTTTATTTTTGACGCCACGTAACAGTCGGTTAATTTTGTAGCGTATTTTTTGTGATGCCCTAAGATTCTCAACCTATTCTCCTTATAGTACTTTCGAGCATTTCTTTTTACTTTAACACTATTTGCGAGCCTCCATTTTTTATTATTGAGGTTAAGCGATTCTCTATTTTTAATTCGTTTGCGTTTTTGATGATCGGGGTCGAACAGGTATAAAAAATTTGAATAAATGGCAAATTGAACTTGGTTTAATCTCCTAAATTCTGTAGTCTTATTTTTGTGGCATTCAATACACAGGTGGTGCAAATAAGAACCCTTGCCTCTTATTTTTCTGCGATAGAATAATGACTCGCGTTTTCTTTTGCCACAATTAGTACAAACCTTACTACTCGGAATCTCATGCATATTTGTGATACATAAAAACAGAAACCGCCCCGACTAGCGACAGTTTGGGCGGCTCTGTTTTTGGATTGATGTTATCTCTCCAGTTCCGTTTTCGCTAGTCGGAGGCAAACATACAACACAGTTTTCAAATACACAAGGGTGTTAGGGGTAACAAAGTTTGTAAGGGGGTTACAAAGATTGCAAATAACGATTCCCCTTCTCGCCCTTTATAGTTTGTGGCGGGTTCACTCAACGACAGGGTTTTAGACATTCTTTTTGACTGGGTTCAGGAGAAAAGCGACGAAATGCGCGAATCTCTTGTAAAGCACGGACATACAGACTATTCCGGTTCTGGGGACTTGTACCAATCGGCTACGGTTAAGCCCGAATGGATTCAGGATGAGGGTGGTCAGGTGTTCCGGTTGAAGATCGTACTCCCGTTTTACGCTTCGTTTCTAAACGAGGGAACAGACCCAAGCCGAAAGAACCCTAGCCCGTCATTTATCGAGAGTTTATCAGGCGGTAAGTCGTGGATTTCACGTAAGGGGATATCAATGCCCCTGAAAAGAACGTGGACAGACGCAACCGGAAAGAATAGAACCCAGACGGTTAAGAATACAGTCGAAGCTAACCGATCATTCGCGTGGGCATTGGCTAGGAAACGACTAAAGTACGGCTATCCCGGTACGCATTGGTTCGATGAGGTATGGGGTGGTGACCCTGTTCCTGAGAACGGAGAAGCGATCAAGGAGCTACAAAGGCTACTACTTCAAATGGCAGGAGACGCAAAGTTCTTCATTGACATAATCACAGATCCAAACGAGAGAGCAATATAATGGCAATTACACTACATGAGTCCCCCGACCTATACACTCCGGTCTACAACCCGATGAGGTTCGTTATTAGTTCGACAAACTCAGGACAAACAAACTTTCGGTACGTGGTTGACGTTTATACGTCTGGGGTTTCGGGCTACACACGTTTACTATTTCCTCCTGACCCAACCACCGGATATGCTGCACCTTATATTCAGGGAGTAATTGAATCACAGATCAGTTACGACCTATCTGATACTACTTACGGATTCCAACAATGTACCAACTCTCTAAAAGCGTACGAGGTTAAGTTCGGAGAACAGTACGGAGATTCCGTGACCACATTCCCTATGCTTGCCGTTACAGGGACTAAGTACGCATGGAATGGAGTTTTCAGCCCACCAGTGTTCAGCAACTTTGACTACACCCTTTATACGGTGGGCATGGGCGGTGCGTGTCTTACTAACCAACCTGAAAACCTTTATTTCAGCGAGACGACCACAGAGAACGCATGGCTGTATTTTATTAATGATACTTCAGGTACTTGTTACTATGGGAAGGTGAAAACCTACGACCAAAACAACAACCTGTTAGGCACATACAATTACGAGAACAGTTATCAGGCATCAAGTTCGGTATCTCAGAAACTTCTACGTTTTGCGTGTGGTACTGAAGACTTGAATTCGGCTTCTTTGTGGGGGGTAGTTATTTCAAGTTCAGTCTACAAGTACACGGTAGAGTTCACCACGTTTGCCGGAGTTACGACATCTCAGGTTTATACGTTTAACCGTGAATGTCAGTGGAAAGGATTTGAACCCGTCACGTTACGATGGCTCAACAGGTTGGGTGGATTTGATTCGTTTAACTTCCGTCTTGCCCGTCGATATTCATCCACAACTGAGCGCGATACATTCCAGAAAAACTTAGGAACACTATCAGGTACTTCATGGTCTTACACAAAACAAGATCGGGGAACTACGGTCTATAATACAAAGGTCGGGGACAAACTATTAGCTGATTCTGATTGGATAACCACAGGACAGTCTGAATGGTTGCAGGAGTTATTCGAGTCACCAGAGGTCTATTATTACAACGGGTCTGATATGATTCCGGTAACAGTTTCACAGACTGGATATGAAAAAAAGAATATCAAGATTGATAAGATGTTCAATGTTCAGATCGAAGTAGTGTACGCAAATCCACGTTGGACGCAAAGCGTATGAACGCAGAATTAATAATTAACGGCACAAGGGTTGACCTACTTTCTGAGTTTGGTTGTGCGGTGACGTATGCGATTTCGGATATTCGCAAACCGGA